TGAACCATACATTGATATTGAAAAAGTTGTTGATGAAATAGTAGATGGCTTTTACTGGTTCGATAGAAAGTTATTTAATTTATATAGAAAGAAATTTCACAGTATAAGAAAGCTATCAGCAGCAACTAATATATCACACGTAGTTGTATGGAGAACTATTAACAATTGTATTAAAGAAATTAAAAAAAAAATTAATGAAAACTGAATACTTAATTAAAAAGATTTGTGAAGAAGTAATTGATTTACTATTAGAAAAAAATGCAGCTTATGGAGATACTGCAAACAACCCAACAAACGTATTTAGTAAATTAGATTCTATTGAAGCTATTAAAGTAAGAATAGATGACAAGTTAGCAAGAATTAAAAACAAAGGTTTAAATGATAAAACAGAAGATACATTAACTGATTTAATAGGTTACTTAGTATTATTAAAAATAGCATATATTAAAAATGAAAAGTAAAGGTTTAGGAGATACAGTAGAAAAGATTACAAAAGCTACAGGTATAAAACAAGCAACTGATTGGATATTTGATAAGTTAGGTAAAGATTGTGGATGTGATGCAAGAAAAGAAAAACTAAATAAATTATTTCCATACAAGGTAGAATGTTTAAACGAAGAAGAATATATATATCTAAAAGGTTTCTTCTCAATAAATAAAAACATAGTAAATAACATAGAACAAAAAGAATTATTAACAATACACAATAGAGTATTTAACACCAATAAAAAACCTTCAAGCTGCGGTAGTTGTGTAAAAGATTTAGTTAATACTATGAAAAAATTATATAATGAATATGAATACGAAAGAGAAAGTAAAAGCAATTGAAAAAAAGCTATTAATGTTTTTAAACAAATACAGTGAAAATACAGTGAAAAATGTCAAGAGAACAAAACTTAAAAAGTTGGACTAAAGGCCAATCAGGTAATCCTAAAGGAAAACCAAAAGGTGCTAAAAACAGAAGCACAATTATTAAAGAAATACTTAACTTAATGGTTAAGAAAGTTGATGCAGATGGTAAGGCAGTTTGGCAAAGTAAAGAGTATTTAATGGTTGAAGCATTAGTTAATAAAGCTATTGATAAAGGTGATGTAAATGCTTTTAATGCTATATATAATAATTTGTATGGTAATTTAAAAGATACTGTTGATGTAAATACTACAGAAGAAGTAAACCATGATTTCAGAAACATCATTTCAAGGATTAAAGCTCAATAAAAAATATTTAGTATTAGATGAATCTTTTGCACGTTACTTTATTGTAACAGGTGGTAGAGGTTCTGGTAAATCATTTGCAGTTAACTCTGTACTATTACTATTAACCTATCAAGCTGGACACACAATATTATTTACACGTTACACGTTAAGAGCTGCAAGCATTAGTATTATACCTGAATTTATAGAAAAGTTAGAACTGCTTGGAGTTATTGACCAGTTTAAAATAACAAAAGATGAAATAATAAATAAAGGTAATGGTAGTAAGATAATATTTAGAGGTATTAAAACAAGCTCAGGCGACCAAACAGCAAATCTTAAATCATTAACTGGTATTACTACGTGGGTAATGGATGAAGCAGAAGAATTAAATGATGAAGATATATTTGATAAAATTGATTTATCTGTAAGAAACAAAGTACAAGAGAATCGTGTAATATTAATATTAAACCCAACAACTAAAGAGCATTTTATTTATAAGCGTTGGTTTGAAGATAGAGGAGTTGCTGCTGGTAGTAATATAACAAAAGAAGATACAACATACATTCACACTACATATTTAGATAACTTAGATAATCTTTCAGAAAGCTATATTAAACAGATAGAAACAATGAAGATTAGAAGGCCAAACAGGTATAAGCATACAATTGAGGGTGCTTGGCTGGATAAAGCTGAGGGAGTTATATTTACTGATTGGAGTATAGGAGAATTTAAACAAGTAGGCAAAGTTGTATTTGGACAAGATTATGGTTTTAGTAATGACCCTTCAACATTAGTTAAAACAAGTATAGATAAAGAAAATAAAGTTATATATATACAACTATGTTTCTATCAAACTAAATTAACTACAAGTGAGATATTACAACTTAATAAAAAGTTTGCAGCAGATAATTTAATAGTAGGTGATTCAGCAGAACCAAGATTAATAACAGAACTTAGCAGAGATTGTAATGTTGTGCCAGCTATTAAAGGACAAGGTTCAATAACATTTGGTATTAGTTTATTACAAGATTATGATTTAGTAATAACTGAAGATAGTACAGAATTAATAAAAGAGTTAAATAACTATTGTTGGTTAGAGAAGAAATCACAAACGCCAGTTGATAGTTTTAATCATGCTATTGATGCGCTGAGGTATGCAGTTAGCTATCAATTACAGAATCCAAATTTAGGAGAATATCACATTTATTAAAGCGGTGCTTAAGCCACCCTTAAGCATTTAGATAAGATAAGAAAAGATAATATATATAAAAAAATAAAAAAAAGTTTAAAAAAGTTTTGTAGTTTATAAATATATTTATATATTAGCATTGTAATTAATTAAAACCAAAACAAAACCAAAACAAAATGAAAACAACAACACTACGAAACGGATTAACAGTATTAGACAAATATTATGTAAATAGAAAACAAGCTGAAAAAGGACAACATAAATTAATGAGAGAATATGGTACAGATAGTTATATTTGGAATAGAGGAGGAAGAGTTTTTTATGTTGCTATAAAATAAAAAATACCAAGAGGCAGCCGATTTATTAGCGTAAGTCCTCAGAAATTTAAGAGCTACTGTAATAGGTAGCTTTTTTTTATTATATTTGAAATAAGCAAATTATAGCCAATGTTAATTTGCGTTTTGGTTTAAAGTAGGTAGTCGGCAAAAGAGCGTTACCTACTTTTTTTTATATTTGTATATAACGATTTACTAATTAATACGTTTATATATAAATGAAGTTAACTATTAACATACCAGAAACTTTAAATGAAGTTACTTTAAAGCAATACCAAAAGTGGTTAAAGATTGCTGAGGGTAAAGAACTGGATTCATTTCTACAACAAAAGATGGTAGAGATATTTTGTAATGTACCATTAAAACAAGTATTACAAATAAAAGCTACTGATATTAACAACATCTGCGAAGAGCTATCAAAGCTATTTAATAACGAACCTAAATTTATAGATAGGTTTACAATGAATGATAAAGAGTTTGGTTTTATACCAAAGCTGGATGATATTTCTTTTGGTGAGTATGTTGATTTAGATACATACCTTGCTGATTGGGAGCTTATGCACAAAGCAATAGGCGTTTTATATAGACCAATTACATACAAGAAGAAACAACAGTATTTAATAGAAGATTATGAAAGTTCTGATAAATACGATATGTCAGAAACAACATTAGATATTGTATTTGGAGCGATAGTTTTTTTTTACAGTTTAAAGAACGAATTACAGAAAACTATCCTGAATTATTTAGCAACTCAGAAGGAGATAGAGCTGCCTCAGCATCTGCGGGATTCTCTGCAAAATGGGGTTGGTATCAATCTATCTACGGACTTACTAATGGAAACATTCTCAAGTACAATGAAATTACCAAATCAAAACTACACACTTGCTTAATGCACTTAGCATTTGAAAAGGATAAATATGAATTAGAACAACAAATATTAAAAAGAAGCCAACGATGACAAAGCAAGATATATTAGAAGAATTAACTGAAAGAAATTTATTAATTGAGAATGACCACATAATTTTAGTAGACGGCTTTGAAGAAGCATTTTTAGGTATTACAGCTAACAATCCAATACAAGCTATCTATGATTATTGGATTTGTTTAGATTTATTAATACAACGCGATAATATGGACTTTGATGATGCTATTGATTCTCTTGATGAATTTATAGAACAAGATTTAGGTAATCATACACCAAGATATATAAAAATAATATGAATAGTTTTTATAACATAATAGATAAAATAAAAGAAGTAATTACAGCAGAACCATTTAATAATGAAATATCATTTGGTGATATTGCTGATATTGATTTAAAAAAACAGAGCTTATTTCCATTAGCTCACGTAATGATTAACAATAGTACAATAAACAACAATTATGTAACATTTAATATTACTATATTCTTTATGGATTTAGTAGATATTAGCAACGAACAAGTAACAGATTTATATAGAGGCAATGATAATAGGCAAGATATATTAAACACTCAATTAGCATTAGCAACAAGAGTTATGCGAGTATTACAAAAGAGTGATTTATATAGAGATAAATTTGAAGTAATTGATACTGCAAGCTGTGAACCATTTACAGAGCGTTTTGATAATATGCTTGCTGGCTGGGCTGTTACTTTTAATGCTGGTACTAAAGATGAAATGACTTACTGCTAATGAGTGAATTTAAAAAGGCATTAGAGAAATACGCAAAGTATGTTATTCAACAATCACGTAGTAATTTAACACGTGGTAAAAACAATGCTACAAAACAACTATATAATAGTTTAGAATATAATATTAAAGGAGATAAAGTTTCTTTTCTTAGTGAGGATTATGGGCAGTTTATAGATAAAGGTGTTAAGGGTGCAAAATCAACATATCGTGAAAGTTTTGCAAGTCCATTTAAATACACTACAAAACAACCACCAAGCAGAGTATTTGATAAGTGGGGTATTAGAAAAGGTATTGCACCAAGAGATAAGCAAGGCAAGTTTGTTAAAAGGCAATCATTAAATTTTTTAATTGCAAGAAGTATTAAAAACAAAGGAATTAGAGCAACATTATTTTTTACAAAACCATTTGAACGTGGTTTAGATTTATACGGAGATGAAATAGTTGCTGGTTATTTAGAAGATAAATTAGATTTACAATGAGTACAATAATAAGAACAAGAAGCCCATTTTTTATAAGAACACCACAAGAAGCAGATAGTAATTTAAGTTACTTTCAAATTAATATAACTGTATTTGGTGGCTTAAGTTCATCAACAGAAGTTTGTGATGATTTGTATGCTACATACGCACTACAAAAAAAACCATTAGGAAGTGAAGATTCTGTTACTGTAGATATTAGTGAAATAGTAAACGACCACTTAGAACAAATATTTACAGGCACTTATTCTGCATCTTCAGCTAAAAGTTCTATTTGGGTGACTGTTGCAACCTCAGCAAGGCAAGCAGATGGTACTATAATTGGCTCAGTAACATCCAACACTTACTTAGCACAAGAGGGTTACAATAAATTTAAAGAAGGAGTTAACTACACAACAGAACCTATTGCAATGATAACAGGCACTCACTTTGAATATCACAAAGGAAGCACGTTAACAATACCAGTAAATGTTGAAAGAGTAAGCCAAGTTGAATATATAGGAGCTAATGGTATTACAGTAGGAACAGATACTTTTACTGATAATGGTAATCAAAATCAAAAAATACAATATTCTCAATTTGCTAATACAAGTGTAAAAGATGTTGCAAGAGTTAAAGTTACTTATGATACTACAAGTTTTACAACTATTTACACAACAGAAATTGAAGAGTGTAAATACCCAGTAAACAAAATAACATTTGTAAATAGATGGGGTGCAATGCAAGATTTATTTTTCTTTAAAAAATCTGTAGATAGTTTAGAAAGTAGAAGTGAGAGTTTTAATAGAAGCATATTTGAAGCAAGAGCAGTACAATTAGACCCACCTGAAGAACCAGGCGGCGATTGCCAAGAATCTCTAACATTTAACACTTATTCAACTACAGCACACGCCAAGAAAACATTCAATGCAAATGCAACAGAATCTGTTTTATTAAATAGTGGTTTTGTCAATGAATTAATGAATCCATTTTTTGAAGAATTAATGGTCAGTGAAAATATTTGGTTAACTGATTCAAGTGCTAACATATATCCAGTTAATTTAAAAGATAGTTCATTTACTAAAAAAACAAGTTTAAATGATAGGTTAATAAACTACACTATGAGTTTTGAAAAATCATTTGCTTTAGTAAATAATATTAGATAATGCAGAAGCTAATTCTATACATACAACCACAATTAACAAACACTAATGCAACTCAAGATTTTGTTAGAGTTGACTTAATGGAAGAAGAACTTATTTCATTAACTCAAGTTATTCAAGATGTAAGTGATATTGATAAATTATTTACTGATTACTCAAGGACTTTTAATTTACCAGCAAGTAAAACAAATAACAAGATTTTTAAACATTGGTATAACTCAGATATACAAGGATTTGATGCAAATATATTTTGTGAAGCAAGAATTGAATTAAACCACTTGCATTTTAGATTTGGTAAAATACAATTGAATGAAGTTGTCTTAAAACACAATGAGCCATCAATGTATAAGGTTACATTCTTTGGTAATACAGTAACATTTAAAAATAAGATTAATGAAGACCAGCTTTCAGATTTAGTTTGGTTAAACAATTTTAATCATAATGCAGATGCTGCTTATGTAAAAGATGCTTTAGAAAATGGAAAAGATTTTACTGTAGATAGTGTAAGTTATTCAAATGCAATTATATATCCATTAATAGCACATTCACAAAGTTATATTTATGATGCTACAGGTAGCCAAGATAATGGTTTAAACATTAGCAATCATCAGAATGCATCACATCTTGGTAAACGTGGTGTATTTCCTGAAGATTTAAAACCAGCTATTCCTGTAAAAAATATTATAAAAGCTATTGAACAGCAGTACAGTATAACTTTTAAGACAAGTGAGTTTTTAGATTCTGCTGCTATGAACAATTTATACTTTTGGCTACATAGAGCTAAAGGTAGAATTACAGGCGATTTAGTTGTAAGTTTAGATGATAGTAGTTTTACTTGCACATCAGCAACAGCAAATTGTACTCATTTTAATGGTATATCATATCCTGAAGTTGATTTTAGTAATGGTACTTATACTTTTACACAACCTGTTGCAATAGGGGTGCAATATCATCAAGGTTATTTCTTTCAAGTTAATATAACACCAGCTTCAAGTACAATACCTTATTCAATAGAAATTGTAGATAGTTTAACAGATACTATTGTGGCATCAAAAAATAATATAACTGGTGCTGATAATCATTCAATTGGTTATGGTGATTCATATTCTAATGCTTTAGATTTAAATGAATCTAAAAGGTTATTTGCAAGAGTAAGAAGTGTTGACCCTATTACATTTGCTGCAACTATACAAATTAGGCACAATTACAAAGATAATGGTGATTCATCAACTGGAGCTGGTTCTGGTAGATTTGAAAGAGATTATACAGCTAATTATTCAAGTGTATCTTCAAGTATTGTAACAAGTGCTACAATAATTATTACAGAACAAATACCAGAAATAAAAATTAAAGATTTCTTAAATGGTTTGTTTAGAGCATTTAACTTAACTGCTTATGTAGATTTTAATGATGAAATAGTAGTTAGAACTTTAGATAATTATTATGCTGGTGGAGATACTTTTGACATTACAGAATATGTTAAAACTGATGAGCATACAGTAAGTGAAGCATTACCATTTTCAAATGTTGATTTAGAATACTCAGAACCTAAAAGCATACTTGCTCAAACTTTTAGAAGTATGAACAATAGAAGATATGGAGAACTAAACTATATAGGAGATGCAAGTAAAAAGAATGAGTATAAAATTACTTTACCATTTGAACATATGTTGTTTGAAAGATTACAAGATAAAACAAGCGGTGCATTAACTACAGTTCAAGTTGGTACTTTCTTAGATGATAATTTAGAAGCAAGTATAGGGCAACCACTTTTATTTTATGGAATTTATCAGCAATCAGCAGATGAAGTACATTTTGTTTATAATACAAGACCTGAAGTTTATGGAGCTTTAGCAGATAATTCAGCTCAATCTTTTGATAGATTTGATTTAACAAACTATTGGATGCCAAGCGCGTGTAATGAATTAGGTACATCATCAACACCACCTACATATAATTTAAACTTTGGTAGTGAAATAAATACTTATACACTAACTGATTATGGTGGTAACAACAATAGTTTATTTCAAACTTATTATACAAATTATATCACAAGAGTATTTAACAAAAGAACAAGAATATTTAAGTTTTCTGCAATACTACCACTTAAAGTATTATTGAATCTAACATTAGATGATTTAATTGTGGTTGGAACAAGAGCTTACACAATAAATAAGATGTCTACTAAATTACAAAGTGGAGAAACCAATTTTGAACTATTAAACGAACCAACGTGAAAACAATATTAGAAGCATTAGAATTTTGTAAAGAAAATAATTTATATAGTGAACATATAAATATAGCATTAGGTATCAATAAAGTACCACTAACATTTAAAGAAGGGTTTAATCAATTAAGAATGAAGAAATGAGTAAAGAATATGTAGCTAAAATTATATTTGATACTAATAGCGCAGATTTAAGCGTTAATAAAACAAATAAAAAAGTAAAAGATTTAGGTAAAACAGCTAAAGAAGTTGGTAAAACAGGAAGTAAAAGTATAAAAGGTTTAAATGATTCTTTAAGTGCTTTACCAGCTCCAATACAGAGAATTGTTGGCGGTTTTAAAACTTTAAAGGTTGCATTATTATCTTCTGGTATAGGAGCATTTGTTGTAGCTGCTGGTGCGTTAGCTGGCTTATTTACTGCTGCAACTAAAAAGGGCGCAGAGTTTAGCAAAGCAATGTCTGGATTAAAAGCGGTTACAGGTGCAACTGAAAAAGAAATGAATGCTTTAGCAAGTAGCGCAAAAGAATTAGGAAGTTCTACTGAGTTTACTGCTATGGAAGTAGCATCACTACAAACAGAATTAGCAAAATTAGGTTTTCCAACAGCAGATATATTAGATATGAGTGAAGCTACTTTGAACTTAGCTTCGTCAATGGGTATTAGTTTAGGAGAAGCTGCTGCTTTTACTGGTTCTACTTTAAGAGCGTTTGGACTTGAAGCAACTGATTCAAAAGAAGTAATTGACATATTAGCTCAATCAACTGCATCTTCTGCATTAGATTTTAATAAATTAAATACTGCTTTAACTACTGTTGCCCCTATTGCAAAAACAGCAAATGTTTCATTATCTGAAACAACTGCAATGCTTGGAACTTTATCAAACGCTGGTTTTGATGCTTCAACATCAGGAACAGCTCTTAGAAATATCTTTTTAACATTAGCTGAAGATGGTTTAACAATGGAAGAAGCATTTACTAAAATTAATAATGCGACTGATAAAAATGTTGTTGCTCTTGATTTGTTTGATAAAAGAGGTGCTGGTGTTGCTATAACCTTAGCAGAAAATGCAGAATCAACTGCAAAATTGTTAACTGAATTAAATGGGGCAACTGATGCTTTTGAAGGTTTAGGTGCTGCTGCTGGTATTGCAGAAACAAGATTAGATAATTTAGATGGTGATACTACAAAACTGGGTTCAGCTTGGGAAGGGTTCTTATTATCTGTTGAAGATGGTGAAGGTATATTTAGCAAAATAGCAAGAGGGTTTGTTCAAGCATTAACAGGAATTGTAAATACTTTAACTTTTGTTAGTAAAGCAACAGGAGCGTTTTTTAAAGAAATAAGAGAAACTGCTGGCATTTCTTTAGCAGTTCTTAAAACAGGAATTAAAAATACTTTAAGAGGCATACAAAATTCTTTTTTAAGTTTTAAAGAAACTATTGCTGACATCCCATTTATAGGCAAAGCAATTGACAAAGAAAAACTTGCAAAAGAAAGAGAAGCATTAAATAAAGCATTAGCAAAAGCAAATGAAGATGCTAAATACTGGGCTGATATAAGCAAGAAACGAGCAGAAGAAGGCAATCTTTTTGAAAGAACTTTAAATAGGTTAAAACAAGAAGAACAAGAAAGAATTGACAGAGAATTAGAAGAAAGTAACAAAGCTAAAACAGATGCTAATATTAATGGTTTAAAAGAAGAAGAAAAAGCAACAAGAGATTTAATAAAGTTAAAAGAAGCAGAACTAAAAGCAATACTTGATGTAGAAGCAACAACAAGAAAAGAATTAGCTGTTAGAAATGAAAAAGTTAAAGCAATACAAGCTGAAATTAAAGAATTGCAAAATTTAAGAACAGCCAAGTTCGATATAGAAAAATTGGACTTTGAAGAAATGCCAAAGTTACAAGCAAGGGAAGCGCAAAAGGTAGAAATTAGAACTGGCGCAGAAGATTTAATTTCAAGAAATATTAATAAAATTAAAGACGAAAGAACTCGTGATGATGTTATAAGAGAAGAAGAAGAATATGAAAGAAATAAAGCCCTTAACAATGCAAAATTTGATTTTGCTTCAAGTGCTTTAACTTCTATTGGTCAAATTGCTGATGCTTTTGCTAAAGGAGATGAAAAAAGGGCGAAGAAAGCATTTAAAATAAATAAAGCTATTGGTATTGCTCAGGCAACAATTAACACAGCGCAAGGTATAATAAATGAATTATCACATCCAGTAAAAACTTTAACTTTTACAAACTACGCTGCCGCTGCCGCAATGGCTTTAGCTGGTGCTGCTCAAATAGCAACAATATCTGCAACAAAATTTCAACCAAGTGGTGGAGGTGCTAAACCAAGTGTAAATGATACAACTGGTGGTGGTAGTTTAAATGCTGCGACACAACCACCAAGTTTTAATGTAGTAGGACAAAGTCAAGCAAATCAAGTGGCAATGGCTCTTACAAATCAACCACCAACACAAGCATTTGTAGTAGCTGGAGATGTAACAACAGCACAACAACTACAAAACAATACAATACAACAAGCAACTTTTTAAAATAAAATACAATGGATATAATAGAATTAATATTAGATGAAGAAAATGAAGAAATGGTTGGAATAGATGCGGTTAGCATCGTAGAGAATCCAGCTATTGAATCTGACTTTATAGCATTAGCAAGTGATGAAATACAACTTGCAAAAATAGATGAAGAGAAAAAACTACTTCTTGGCGCAGCACTTATACCAAACAAGCCAATATTTAGAAAGCGTAATGATACTATGTTTTATGTTTACTTTTCTAAAGATACAGTAAGAAGAGCAAGCGAGTTATTTTTTCAAAACAGTAATCAAAACAATGCAACCTTAGAACACCAAATGAGCGTGAATGGTTTAACTGTTGTGGAAAGCTGGATAGTAGAAGATACTAAAATGGATAAATCAGCAAAGTATGGTTTAGAAATGCCAGAAGGAACTTGGATGATTAGTATGAAAGTAGAGAATGATGAAATTTGGAATGATTATGTAAAAACTGGCAAAGTAAAAGGATTTAGTATTGAGGGATATTTTGCAGATAAAGCACAAATTAAAAAACCTGATACAAAAGCAGAGATGGCAGCTATTGAAGAAGAAGAGGCAGAATATATGCTTAGTAACATAAAAGCATTAATTAAAAAAGATAAGAGAACAAAATCTGGTAAAAAAATAGAATTAGAAACTTATAATGATTATCCACAAGCAGTTAGTAATAATGCTAAAAGAGGTATAGAACTAAATGAAAAAGTAAATAATCGTTGCGCCACGCAGGTGGGGAAAATTCGTGCCACCCAGCTCCGAGATAAAAAAAACATCAGTTTACAAACTTTAAAAAGAATGTACTCATATTTAAGTAGAGCGCAAGAGTATTATGATGAAGGAGATACAAAAGCGTGTGGTACTATTAGTTATTTATTGTGGGGTGGTAAAGCTGGTTTAAGATGGAGTGAAAGTAAGTTAAAAGAATTAGGTGAAATTAATTTAGCTTCTATGGTAGTAGATGGAACTTTTGCAATTATAGATGATAGGTTAGCTTATAACTCACAAGAGAAAGCTGAAGAAATGGCTAAAAATATAGGTTGTGAGGGTTTTCACGTTCACGAATTTGAGGGTAAAGAATGGTATATGCCTTGTAAAGAACATATTGTTGAAGCTGGTAAAACAACTAAATCGCCTTGTTGGGATGGGTACGAACAAAAAGGATGGCAAACAATAAATGG